AAGCAGTGGTGGTCGAGCACCATAAAGGCAGAGAAAGAAAAAAGAAGTAAGCTATCGGCGGCTGATTACTGCAAGTATGTGGCCAAGCTTATTTATAAACTGAAAGGAAAACTGTTAGATGTCTATCGTTCGTTTGTATCACAAGCGGCTATCCCGTGCGGGGGCATTCGCAATAGTCGCGTTGCAGGGGGCCACTTCCTTGTGCCGTTCATTAGGTCTCGTCAGGTGTCTGCCAAGCATCCTGAGAACAGGGGGCCAGTTGATGTGGTGGTCAATCTTCGGGATGCCTTACACGCAAACGGTGGCCTCGACCACACGGCTGGCGAGATACCGAGAGTGTTGGCAGTGTCCGATATTCAACCACAAGAGAAAGACTTGCGGGAGCCATGATGATCCTGAATTAGGATGTATGTGTTATATGCCCTTAAAAACGAAATATAAGGACGCGACATGCTGGGCGCGTGATAATGATTTAGAGTTTGGATGGAATGAGTGATACTGGAGTAATGCCTGATGGTGGGACAGTTGATGTCCCAGCTAGTAACCCCGTAGATGTCCCACCTACCAAGGGATTATTTTCGCATAAAGAAGCCAAGCAAGCTGCGGCTGAGACAGGATTAGTAGCCTTAAAAAGAAAAAAGTATGGGGAGCTAAAGAAGCTAGGAGACTTTATAGAGAAAGAAGGGGTAGTTAAGACCAGTATAGGGTATGTATTCCTATCAGCGGAGAAGCTGGAACCTCTTATGCAGTTAGCGGCAGATATAGCATACGAGTCAGATGACGAGACTGTTAAATTAACAGCTATAAGTAAGGCGGTAGAAGTGTCTAAGCAGTTAACAGAGTCTGCTAAAATCTGTAGCAACATGGTAAATGCCAAGCAGATCAAACCAGAAGAGGCTAAAAAGAAGGCAAGCTTTGCTGCTGGCCAAGTATTAACACCGATTCAAATCAATGACCCAAAACAAGTCAACATCACAGGAGGCGAGTCTGACAACGGAGCAGGCGAGGGAGGCGATAATGCAAACACTCAAGGCGATGCAACACAAGCCGAGCACAGCGTTCCTCGCGGGGATAATGGCGCAGGCACTAGGCCTGAAGACGGCAATGGCCAAGAAGGCAATCAAGTGTAAAATTGAGAATATACTATTGTTTGATAAGAAACAGAGTGACTATGGTAGTAAAAATATAGCTGCATGGGAAAAGAAAGACCTGAACATTCTTGGCGTGGGGTTCAGGCTTAATGATAAACTTCAGCGCATGATGAATCTAACTTGGAAGCGCATTGAGAGCAAAGAATCGCCAGAGGTTATAGAGGAAAGTATGATAGACACAGCGAAGGACATAGAGAACTACGGGACTATACTGGAGCTACTAGAGTCCGACGAATGGAGTTAATAAAATGCCAGGATATGGAAAAGGATACAAGATGGGTTCCGCTAAGAAAAAAGCAGGAACGATGAAGAAGACTTCCACTAAAAAGAAAAAGCCAACTAAGAAAAAAAATAGTTATGGCTATTAAGAAAAAGCTAACAAAGAGACAGGAAGATACTCTGAAGAGACATTCAGAGCACCATACCAAAAAGCACATGGCTCACATGAAGAAGCTAATGATGCAGGGTAAGACCTTTGGTGAGTCTCATAAAATGGCAATGAAGAAAGTTGGAAAATAATATGGCAGCAAAGAAAAAAATGACCGCCGCTGAGAAGAAGGAGTTTGATAGGCGCATGGCTATGATGAGAAGGGATAACTTGCGAAGAGCTTCCCAGCCAAGATCAAAGGCCAAGTCTAAGACTGCATCTGGAAAGACGGGTTTAATAGTGAGAGGGAACCCAGTAACGAAGGGAAGTGGTAAGCCACGGGCCAGCCAGAGCCACATAGGCAGGCAGATGGGGTCAAAAGTTAACGCGCCTCACGAGTCTACGCCTAAAAAGAAAAGAGTGGTAAGGAAAAGAAAATGACCAAGACCCAAGAAGAAATTGCGAGGAAGATTAGCAGTCTTCTTGGTGAGCATTTTAGTAGCTCATTGCTGGTATTAGCCAGTGATCAGATGGATGAAGATGACTTTGTATCTGTCAGGTTCTTTGGGGGCTGCTTATCCGCAGTAGGGATGGCTGATTTTGCTAAAACATCATTAAACAATATGTTAAATGAGGCAAGTGAGCCGCCTGATATCGAGGAAGAGACTATAGTCTGAGCAATTTAGCTGCTGGCGAGTGGTCTCCGATCTGAATTTCGTGGAACATTTCGCCTAGAATGCAATAGGTCGTGGCATCCCAAACGTGCTTATGTTTGTTATTGCGAACATAAGTGCGTTTACTTCTTCCCTTAGTCTTCTTTAACCCGCCTTTTAGGCTCTCTATAAGCCCCTCAGAGCGCACGGAACAAGTCAGCCTCCCCTCGGTCAGTAATTGTTTTGTAAGCATCACACGGAGCCTTACAGACTCAGCAAACTTAGGGCAGGGGCTCAGGACGATCTCTCCACCCGTAACTCTGGAGACAATCATGGAGTCCCAAGTGCCAGCCGCAGATCGGAATCGGTCAACCGCGCTGGCATCAGACCAGTGAACCCATTGGAATCTTTTACCAGCCACCTCTTCCCACTCACGCATCATCTCTTGGAAAGAGATAGTAAAGTCCTCGATGGTGACTTCTCCGTCAATCACCACTAGCTCATCAAGCACGTTAAAGGCTGGCCCTGATGTGGTAAGAACTTTCTCCATAATAACAGCCGCGTGGTTTTTGTCGCCCAAGTCCCAGCCAGTATAGAGTACATCAGTGTTCTCGTCTGGGAGTAATACGTCCCAATCTTCAAAGTTACCTTCGTTGTTGCCGCCTACATGGCGCGATGCGAACACGCCAGTAAAGAAGCTGTCTTTAGAAGTTTCAACCCACTTGCCATCTACATAAGATGCATATAAGTCAGGATCATGTGCAAAGGTGGCTTTTAAATCCTCAAACTCCCGTGGGTCTAGGAACGTATTATCCGCAACTTTTGTCTCTATCAGTGTTAAATTCTTTTGGTATTCAGGATTCGGGTGGTCATCTCGTTGTGCTTCTTCATACCATATTTTATATGCCCAGAAATCTTGCCCTTCTTCTTCGCATGGGTTGGTATCAGCTATCCACATATGTGAATCGTAAGGAACCCCCGGCATACGAAGCTGACCCTTCGGAAAACGGAACACATAATCCTCTTTAAAGTTGGTGAGCTCGGACACAAATATGCAGGAAAACACTGTTCCTTTAACCTTTTGGGCTATTTCGTCCTCAATTTTAAGAGAATGTAGCTGAAATTCAGAGTCTCCCCCGTGCATATTGCTGATCTTAAAATGCTCCATTCGGGTGGCTCCATCCATCTTCATAGGGGTTACTAGCTCACATCCTTCCAATTGTTCCGTCCATTCGGGCACAATCTTCTGATATAATAAGTCCCACACACCTACCTTGGCGTTTTTCAGGGTGTTAGTGAACACACCTATACGGGCAGAAGGGGTTTCCCATGCGTGACGCATGAGCCTCTGTAGAACGCCCCATGTTTTGGCTGAGTAACGGGGGCCAGATACAAGTACATATCGGCCATAGCAGTTAAAGATTTCGTACTGCTTGGGGCTAAGTCGTGGCATCCATACGCCACCATCATCTTCGCTCATCGCTCCGCGATATTAGTGTCGCGCTATTTGCATTCCAAGTAATCTATATGCTGGACAAAGAATATTAAACTAGCATAGTCGGTTCAGGGTGTACTGTCAGCAGCAGTACATTTTAATTTAATGATCACGGTATCAATAGATTTAACGAAAGAAGGTTATGAGGAATTAGCTGAGCTTATGTCTTCATACGCCGTCAATGACTCCGTAGTTTTGGATAATGTTGCAGGTAGCATTTCTTCTATCAGTCCAGAAGGGGTAGAGATCAAGGTCGATACTCTCGATATAGAGGATTACATGTACGAGGTTCCAGATGAGGATGAGACGGAGGAGCCCGAAGCGTTAGCTTAATGCGAGAAGCAATAGAGGATAACCTCAAGGTCTTGGTGACTCAGGATAAGCAAGGAAGATATTCCTTCTCTATCCACATAAAGAGGATGAAACCTGAGTTCGACCTAGAGAAAGGAACCGTTGTGTTTGGCCAATACAAGGGTGCAACAGGGAAGATCGAGGAAGGTGTCCCTGTTAAAATGTTTTTAAAGCTTTATGGCCAGAGCTCCCTGAAGGAGCGTTATAACAGGTTAAAAAAAGCAGTCGACGAGGCTGAGAAAAAAGGAAAGCCAGTACTAATATGATAGATTTAGATATTCTAAAGGATCGCGGATACTCACAAGAGAAGATGAGGTCTGTGTTCTCCGCAGAGGAAAAGCCAGAGCAGATCGAGAAGCTGATCGGCAGGATGCGTAATCGCATTCAAGAAGGTGTAAGCCGCAGTCTTCGTGATCATAAGTTGTATTATGCACTGGATTTGGCTTGGAACGCTCCGCTCCGACAAATTTCCCCCACGCTGTTACATAGTCTTGTGTCTAAAAAGGGAGACGATAAGTCTGTGGCCGAGGCTCTTGATAGCTGGGGGGTATCTCATTTAATAGAGGATCATGTATCTGCCAAGGGTGAGACCACTCAGGCACTGAACCTGCCAAGGTTCTATCAGATATTTGTCCCTCTGGTTAAGGCGTATGTGACGATCAGGTGGGCTCGTATCTTTAATGACAGGAACTTGGTTCCATTATTCAAGTATGAGCCTCACAAGAGCACCCAGCAGAATAGGGTGAAGGGGGAGATCGTAACGGATCGTGTTCAGATTATTTCTCAGCAATACGATTATTCCAGTGTTCTGTCTCAGAGTATATTCCAGATGCTGCACTATGGGTACTGCTTGCAGTTTCCAAAGGAATCTTGGCATAGCGAGAAACAAACGATTAGAGATGAGGATGGTGAGGAAAAGGAAGTATATACAAAGGAGGGGATCAGATATCATACTCCTCACCCAGCTAGAACTTTTTGGGATGTAGCCCATAGGCCTTCTAGTTTCAATTCGGATACGGGATGTAAGTTTAGTGGGTATTGGGCTATACAGAGATATGGAGATGTGGCAAACAACAAAATGTATTATAACACTGATAAGGTTGCTGCTGGAAGTATTGACTGGCTTACTAGCAATGCCAACTTTGGGTTATATGTAAACTCTGGTTATTCTGGGACTGTTAAGTTTCTACAGAAAGAATCAGGTGCATTATTGTTGGATAGGGAGAAGGACGTTCAGTACTACACATCTGAGCATGATGACTATTCTGTTTTGGTTACAGAATACTTTGAGAAGCTCAACCCCAAGAAGATGGGGCTCTTCGATTATGATCACGATGTTTGGTTCCGATTCTGTGTGGCTCAAGATGATACTGTTATCTATGCGGAGCCGCTTCCATATTGCCCAGTAGTTTACTACGGCTACGACAGCAACGAGTTGCAGACAGTTAATCCATCGTTGTCCTTGGAGATTTTACCGTTCCAAGATCATGTGGGTAACTTGCTGACTCAATATCTTTTAAGCATTAAGCAGAACCTGACTAACATGACCTTTGTTGATGAGGATCAGGTTGGTGGTGATACAGTCGAAGAGATCAATGATGCGGGTCAGAACATGTACAGCACATTGAACTTTGTAGGCTATTCATCTCGTAAGGCGCGTGTGGGACAGCACGATCCAGAGAAAGCATTTACATCATTCAAATTCCCGCAACAAAGTACAACGGAGATCATCAATGGAGTCAGAAGCATCTTGGATATTCTTGAGCGTGTTCTTGTTCTTTCTGCTCAGGAAGTGGGAGCAGCGGCATCCCATGAGCAAACTGCTGAAGAGGTAAGGAGCATAGCCAGTTACACCAGTAACAGGTTGCAGTTTACAAGCTCGTCAGTGGATAGGGCGGTGTATGCGTGGAAGACCCAAATCTACAATGGATTGATGGCATATGGTGAACCAGAGTTCTACGCCCAGCTACAGACTCCTGTTACTAGAGAGAGGTTGGAGAGGCTTGGGTTTACAGTTGAGGATGCTGATGAAGGCATCACATCGAAGCCAGTTGTTGCCGTGAAAGATAAGACAGCTATTTCCTTAGAGTCCTTCTCTTCAGTTCGTGATGGGATGGATCGTATTAATAACCCAGCCAGCGCAAACGTCATGGCTCAGTTATTTGGGGCAGCAATGAGTAATCCTTTGGTTGCTCAAGTGATTGGCCCAGAGCAGGCAGTTGGTCTGCTTAATCAGATATTTGAACTATCAGGTGTGCCGAGAGACTTCAGGTTGAAGATGGCTAAGTCTGTAGAAGAATTGCAGGCGGCTCAGGAACAGCAAGGAGAAGGTGGTGGACAGAATGTTGCCGCCGTTCAGGAACAGTTGATGGGTCAGTTGCAGGAAGCAGCACAGGTAATTCAGCAACAAGTTGCGGAACAGTTAGCGCAGAATAGCGAAGCTGTGAGGCAGCAGGTGCTAACGGATGTCAGCGGGGTAACACAACAGTTAGCTGGACAGGCAGAGGCCAATGCCAATCAGCTATTGAGGCAAGCTCAGGTAATAGAGCAAATAGCAGCGCAAGTCGGTGGACAGAACGCGTCCCCTGAACCACCTCCTCCCACTGCGCTTGATACAGTTTGATCAACTACACGAAGAACACCACAACTGATCAAGAAGTAGTCGACGTTAAAGACTGGCTACTATCACCAAAGGCTAAACTGTTTAGGAAGTATGTCCTGAACGAGATCGCCTACAATCAAGCTATGGCTGGAAAAGAGGCCAGCCTTAATCACCTTTCAGATAGAGCGTGGGAAGTTAATGACCATGTTAGAAAAGCGGCAGAGTTAATATCATTTATAAGGATTTTGGGTGAGTACTCTCAGCCAGAAAAAGAACTTTATAAACTACAATTGGAAATAGACACAAACATAGACACCTATGCCTGAACTACCACAGAAACCAACATTGGAACTCGGTCAAGGAATCGAAATTGAAACAGCAATGGAAACTGAAAAAAGCCTATCGGGAGCCGATAGGCGCGATAGTAATATTAATTACACTAATTTCGAGGAGCCTGAATCAATTAATATAACTGGTAAGGAGGAGGCTGAGCCTGATTCAGAGGCAGAAGAAACAGTTCAAAAAGAAGACGCGACTGAGGAGGTGGAGTCTAATCTTTTGGAATTAAGGAAGATGATGGGGCTTGAAACAAAAGAAGACAAAGAAAACGAATCTAAAGCGAAAGAAGAGCCTATTGAAGAATCCGAGTCTGAAGAAGAAGAGGTAGAGGAAGAAGAAGTTGAAGAGCCTGTTGAAGAGGAGAAGCCTAAGAAAAGATTAAAGAAAAAAGAACCAGCACCTTCTTATGAAGACATGGCTAAGCTTGCGGGTCAGGCAGCAGCCGAAGCACTTAAGCAAAGTGACGCAAACAGTAGGACTGAACAGGCTCCTGCTGTTGATTCAGTGGAGTTAGACGAAGAGGATCAAGGCACATACGAAATCTTCAGTCAGATGGAGAAATCTAATCCTGATAAGTACAAGGGGATTAGTAAAAAGTTCGCTGATTTTGTGGAATCATCCAAGGAGTACCAAAAGGAATGGATGGCTAAGAATCCAGATGATGAGTTCGATCCCGAATCAGATGAACACGCTGCTTTCTATGAAAAGCATGAGCCTAAATATACCCAGAAAGATTTCAAGAAAGCTGAAAAGAGGGTGGACATGGCTGATGTCCTTGGGGAAGTTGAGCAGAAATATCAGGAAAAGATAGAAGAGCTAGAGGATAAGCTGTCGCGCAGGACAGAATCCCAGCCTCAAGCAAGGGAAACTGCTGAGTCTGCTATCAAAGAAATGGTTGCTCAGGTATCTCCAGAGATGGAGAAAATCATAGATGAAAAGGGACTGGAAGAAGCTGAAAAGGCAGATCCGCTTGTATATGACAAGATATCTCAGGCGGCTGAGACTATTAGCACGATGGTGTATGAGATTGAGCAGAACAAGAGTCGTAGTGGAATATTCACCCCTAACTCAAGAAACGAAACACATAAGTATGTTTCAGATTTTATAAAGGGTAGGGAGCAGTACGTTAAGAGCCTGCCAACCTCTAGTCAGACATGGAACGGTAAGTCATTTGCTACCAACTCAGAGTTTAACAGGATGTCTAATGCAGATAAGGAAAGGCATTGGACTATAGATTCTACGCTACTCAAAAACGAATTGGTCAAAGAAATATCGCAAACTGTTAACGCTGATATAGAGCAATCAAGAAAGATGTTGGAAAGATACGGAGTTCCTAATGCGGGGAAAACGGCGCAGACTAAGAAAGCTAAAAAGTCCAAAACAGTCAATAAACCCGCTTCCCCAGAGTCCGCTGCTCAAGAGACTAACTCCCCGAATTTGACCACTGGCACAGAAGAGATTTCTAGTTCAGAAAAAGAATTAGCGAATCTAATGTGGGGCTAATAAAATTTCAGCACCTTTTAGGAGGAATATATTATGCCTACACAAGCACAATTGTTTGGGGATCATGGCTCGCGATGCGCCACAGCAATCTCTAACAACTACGACACATGTGGTTCGATTACTCGTTCCAACATTGCATATACCACTCCAGATGGTCTTCTGAGCATATTTAAGTCAAGCGGTGAATATCGCGATATGCAGGCGTTGATGACCACCAATATGGAGCTTAAGGCCTGCGGAACCAAGACATACGGTCTATATGACTGGCTCATGTCTTCTGCGCGTCCCGTGGGATCGTTGATCAACCAGAAAAAGATTCAAGGCACTGACTCCATTATGGAGCCGTTCATCTTGGCCTCTCAGAAGAGCATCATTAATGATGACTACTGGGCGCTTACAGATAGTTTTGATCCGGGCTCCAGCTCTGGTGAATATCAGGCATTGAATGCTTCGGCTGCTAACTATCCGTTAACCGATGCTCAGGTAACAGCCACAACTTACGGAACTGTTACAAGAGTTCTTCGGCTTGTTAGTCGTTACGGACTGGACGGTACGTCTGGGTCTCAGGGCGCTTGGTTTGTTCCAGGTGCTACTGTTCATGTATTCAGCCGTAAAGCCAGTGGTGCTGCTGCGCGCACTCAATACATTGTAAGCGCGGCTGCGGCTAAAGCTGACGGTTCTTATACAGATGTTGCTGTTGTTAAAATAGCAAATGGTGATTCCACTTCTGATGGAACTGAAAAAAGTGGTGTCGCAGTTATCGGCGTTAACAACGTAAGTGATTACGAAAGCTGGTGTAACAATCGTCCTGCTCTGAACCCGAATCGCGTGGTTCCGTTTTGGACTCAGACTTCTCGTTACACTCTTTGCGTGGATGAGTTCTACAAAGAATGGTTTGCTAAGCTTACTGCTAACAACCCGTACTTTGCTAAGTTTGGTGACGTTACTCTTGCTGAGCGTAACCGCCAGTTGGGAGCAATGTGGCAGAAAGAATGGATGAACTCATTCTTCTGGGGTAAGCGTATTAGCACCAACCAAAGTTTGGCTAACTGGACTTCTCTTGATCCTCAGTACGCACACTACGATGCAAATCTGGGTGGCGTTACCACTGGGGCTACTAGCCACATCGTTAGCCGTAAGGCCAACGCTATTGGTGTTTACGAGCAGCTTCACGCTTGTGGTCGCGTTAAAGACCTGAAAGGTCAGCGACTCAACTTGGCTGAGTTGTTTAACGAGTTGTACAACTTGTATCGCACTCGCTCAAACAGTGGCCGTCCTGCTGACAGCATCGACTGTTACACAGACAGCAAGACTGCTTCTGTTATCCAGACTGCAATGGTTAAGTACTACGGTGCTGCTACCTTAGACAAGGCTTCTGGCAACAGCGTGATGCGCTTTGACTATCAGGTTAAAGACGGAAAGATCGACAAGCTTGGCTTCCGTGTTAGAAGCTATGAGTTGCTGTATCCTCAAGGCGTAACATTAAACATCATAACTGATCACTTCTTTGACGATTTGGTTTCGGCCACGATTAAAGAGCAGAATGATGGTAACGCTGAAGGCAACGCTTCTGCTTCTGGTAGGTTTGTTGCTGATACAGGTCGATTCCTTATGTTGCTGGACTTGGGTGGTGGTGTTTATCCCGGCATCGTTGATTCCAATCGTAAGGTTCACACTGTTGGTGCGCTGGAAGACTTGGCCAAGATCGACAGCGGTTACGGCTGCGTGATGCGTTCGCCAACCAAGGAAGTTACACTTAACAGTGTTACTTGGACGGCAGTTGTCGAGTGTCCTGATGATAACTTGATTATTGAGAACTTCGACGCATCTGAGCCAGACATAGTAGAAAACACTAGCGCATACACTGTTCTTGGTGATTCTGCTGGTAGTAGTACTTCTACTGACATTCTGTCTGACGACGATACTGCTAACGACTAATAGTAGATTAGTAATATTGTTTTGCCACAAGGGTGGCAGGTGGGCCTACGACTGCTTGCCTGTCACCCTTTTTCATAATAAATTCGGGCTGCATGAACAATCGCTATTATAAGCAAGTTGATCCAACTACACCGTTGTACTTGAGCAACGGACAGAAGCTGATATTCCCAACTGTAGATAATGAGTGGGGATACATAGCCACAAAAGATAAGTTCCTTATAAACGAAATCAACACTGCCATTAATAAACACGTAGGCGGTGTAATGGTTTGTACTAAAGAAGAGTACTCTGATTACCTAAAAAAAAAATCACAGGGAATAGAGCCTCAGAAGAAATGGAGGGACGAGATCAAGGGGGGGTACGCGATGGACTCGTCAATTCCTCCCCAACAACCAGAAAGTGTTCAGCCTGTAGCCAGCCAAGAGTCTGGTGAGCCTGCGCCTGAACCAGCCCCTGCCCCAAAGAAGAGGGTAGGTAAGTTTAGAAAGAAATCTAAATGACTTTTGCTACTTTAAAATCGAATGTTCGATCTCAGGTATTCCCGTATGGTGTGCCTGAGAACCTTAGCACTGTAATCGACAACTACATTGTTGAGGCTTTAGTACACCTTCAAAGGTACGTCCCGTGTTATCAGCAGCTTAATGTCACCAACACGGATGTGCTGTCAGGTAGCACGGCCAACTTTGAAGAGTACATTCGGACTTCGGTTACTACTGCGCCTGATGGTGTTATTAACCGCTTGTACACAATTGACAGTGATTCGGATAACACCAACTCATCGAGCAAGTTTGATGAGCGTCACTACAAGCAGAAGAGTTTTCAGGATATTACAGAATGGATCAGGAACGAAGAAGCTACCGATTATTTAAAAGTGGATACAACCAAGTCTGCTTCAGCTTCAACTACTGATCCAAAGAACGTGCAGGCTGGATCCCAGACTTCCGCTGATACAGAGGAGAGAGCTTTCACGGGTATATGGGCCAAGTACAGAGGCAAGCTCTACATTGCCCCAAGGTTAATTGATTCAGAATCCTTGGTCATCGAGTGGACAGGATTCAAGAAGACATGGGCAGATAATGATGTGGTTGATGGTGACGATCCAGAGGTTCAGAGAGCAGTCAGGCTTTATGTAACCAAGGAACACGCCAGAGACTGGGATCACGATACCGAATCTTACCAGATGGCTACTGCCGAGTTTAACGACACGGTTAGTGGAATGATCTGGGAGTGCAACCAAAAGGAGATACAAGGAAAACAAATTTATCCCGATCAGGGTAGACCTTACTAAGGAGAAATAATATGAGTTCAAGTGGATACACACCAGACATAGGAGGAGGGCCGCAGCCTAGCAATTTAATTACTGCTGGCACGGCTGTAAAGAAGACAGCAAACGGTACTGTTTCGGCAGACAACCCAGCTAGAAAATCTATCACAATACAAAACCACGGAACTAATCCGTTGCATATTGCTATGGGTGCGACTGCTAGTACTAGCGTTGTTCACTTCATACTAAAAGCAAGTTCTGCTGAATATGATGGGACTGGTGGCACTGTAGATATAGACAGTTTCACTGGGGAGATTACTGCGTGGAGCAGTAGCGGAACCAAGTTTACATACGCAGAGTTCGTATAAGGACACAGGCATATGGCAGCAGAAATAACAGGAAGCGGTGATAGTGGCAGCGCAAGTTACGCTACTACAATTACTTGGATTGCATACACGACAGGTTCTCACGGAACTGGTCTTACGTTTTCTGATACAGACGGGGGTGATGCGGCAGCTAATGGATATGACACTGTTCAGTTTACTCACGGACTAGGAAGTACTGATGTTATTGTAGATGTAATAGAGTTAACTAGACCTAGTGGTTCATATTATAATCAGCAAAATGCTGGGCTTGATATTGGGCATAACCAGCATGTTATTGCTGTTAGGGACGGGGCAAACACATGTAAGTTAATATTTTATAACTACAACCCAGTTAATTCTACCTATAAAGTTTTAGTACAAAAAGTTGGCTAATGTCTGTTCGTACCAAGATACAGCATGAGACTAAGCGTAAAGGCCCACCCCGTAACTTAGGTCGGGGTGAGCTTGCTTACAATGAAGTCGATGGGCTTCTGTATATTGGTGCGGGTGGAGAGAACAGAGGTCAGGCCAGAAAAAAGATAGCGATAGCGGGAATGGAGTTTGAAGAAGCTTCTTCATTAACCGCTGAAGAGATCAAGCAGCTACTCAGAATAAAAGGAGATGCTGTTGGAACTCAAAACATACAAGAGCTTCACGATAAAACCCTCAACGGAGGATTCTTCTAATGTCTAATATAATTAAAATCAAACGCAGTGACACCAGCCCAGCGGCTGCGCCAACTGCATTAGCTAGAGGCGAGTTAGCTTTCCAAGAGGTCAGCAATATACTTTATGTAGGTTCAGGCAACGAGACAGGAGGAGAGGCAGCTAACAGGCCAGTAGTGGCTGGGCCTCTTAACTTGATGCCAGTCCCTACTGCTAACGTAAACCTAAACAGCAAGAGGATCACTAATCTAGCTGCGCCAGTATCTGCGAACGATGCAGCCCGAAAGGCTGATGTTGATGCTGCGGTGCAAGGTCTGGACGTAAGGGAGTCAGTCAGGCTTCACCTTGCTTCTCCTAGTGCCAACAAAACAGGAACACCTACTATTGATGGTGTGCAGTCTGTTGCTGGTGATAGAGTATTAGTTTCTGGTCAGGGCTCAGCTAATGGAATTTATGTGGTGGCAAGCAACGCATGGAGTAGGTCAACTGATTTAAACGGTAACGATGATTGCTCCGCTAATATGTTCTTCTTTGTGGAGGAGGGAACAGATTACGCTGATACTGGCTGGGTCTGCACAACCAATGAAGATGTAACACTCGCTAACTTGGCGTTTGCCCAGTTTAGTGGAACGGGTTCCATAACTGCTGGGGACGGCATTGCAAAGAGCGGCAACACACTGAGTGCTGATCTGAAAGCTAACGGAGGGTTGGTGATTGAGAGCGGCAAGGTTGCTCTGAAGCTGGATGCAAGTTCCATTACTGGCAGCTTACCCAATACTAAAGTGTCTGGGCTTGGTTCACTCGCAACTCTCAGCGCGGTAGGTGCAGCCCAGATCACCGACAACACGGTAGGCGCGGCAGAGCTTAACGTGAGCGGTAACGGAACCAACGGTCAGTACCTCATCACCGATGGGGACGGATCATTCAGTTGGCAGACATTACCCGTGAGTGGAGGGACAGGCATTAACGTAGACAGCAACTACCTTCTTTCTATAGACAACACGGTAGCCACTTTAACAGGAACTCAGACGCTTACTAACAAGACCATTGATTGTGGAACTTTTTAAATGTCCAATACGATTCAGATCAAACGGCGTACAAGCGGTTCGGGTACGCTTGCATCACTCCTTGAAGGTGAGCTAGGTGTAGATTTAACAGACAGCAATAAGCTGTACGTTGGAACCTCTGGTGGCAACCAACTGCTCAACCCCTCTGCCTCCACCAACTACCTCCCTCTAACTGGCGGCACACTCACGGGGAACCTGAATGCTAACGGGCTGGTATCGGGTGTATGGAGCGGTAACGCAAGTTATAGGGGGATATTTCATTCAGCACATACTGGAACAGAATACTGTCTTATTTCCAACGACACTAATACCATTCTATCAGCTTCTACTGGATATGGTGTTTTTATAAGGGGTGGAAATAATGTCAGCACATACCAAATAGGCGTTTACCACAACCAACTACCTACTGCTGGCGGCAATACAATCTTAACGACTGCCTCTGGGTTGCAGCTATCTGGCGGCACACTCACGGGCGATTTAGGCATCGGCAGATCGCCACAATCACGCCTTGACGTTTATAAGGCGGGTAATAGTATTATTAGAATAGAAAATGAGGGCAACGGAAATGCAAGTGGGTTAGATTTTTATAGAGAAAGATCAACTGGGACAGGTGTTGTGGGCGGGTCAATGTTTATTGAATCCGACACCGCCAATACCGAGGCCAAACTTTATATACAAGCGCAAAGTGCAAGTGCAAATGCAGGGTTTACTGGGAACCTAACTGACAACAATGGAGTTCGTTTATTACTGGCTGGGGGTTGCGGTACGTCTTCATCCTTTAGGGTGATAACTGGGACGAGTGAAAAAGCTAGGTTTGACAGCGATGGTGCGCTACTCATCAACACCACCAGTAAAGGTAGCTCAAGCGGCAGACTATACGCTGGCAGTCCTTATGTCACTTCGTCAGCAATAGCGCAATTCAACGGCTTTGTTCGTCTTGGATTTATTCTGACGCATGACGCTACAAGGGGGATTTATCCAAACAACACGGGCCAAGGTTCTATTGGAACGGATAGTAATCGCTACGGAAAAGGGTTCTTTCAGAGACTAGACATAGGCGCAGCGAACGCTGGAGAACAGACTTCGTTTGGCGATCTTGTGCTTATGAAGCAGGGGAACACTAATGCAGACGGTTTCGCTGTAGTCGGCACAAATGGCAACCCATCCCTTCGCCTTTGGGTTGATTCTAGTGGGAACAGGAAAATAAATGCTGGAACTACAGAAGTTTTTTCGTTCACCACCTCGGCTATTACTTTAACACAGCCCACCACTTTATCCAGCAGCTTAACTACGGGTGGCGACATTACTATAAGTTCTGGCAATGCTGGCCTCAGACTGCACGATACTAGCAGCGGTTCAAACTTTGCCATTTTCAGCAACGCCAACGAGTTGCGAATGGCTCAGGTCAACGCCTCATTTCCCAGTGCATATCTAAATTTAACGACTGCGGGCAATCTAGGGCTGGGGGTAACGGGAGCTTCAGAGAGGTTGGAGGTTGCTGGAAGTATTTTAATAGAAAACGGAATAAAACTTTCCCGCACCTCCCAGTATGAAAACCTAATATCTTGCGAAGACTCTGGCGGGAACCAGACGCTAAAAATACTGGGCAACCGTGCTGCGTCTAATGGCTCTTCTGGAACAGACGTTCGTATAGGCGGTGAACAAAATAGGACAACAGGGAACGCCTTTGAGGTTGTCCAAGGAAGCAGTACATATTTTCAAATCGCCAGTAGTGGTGCTGCTACGTTCTTTGGAAACAGCATTACCGCTGGTGGCGGCACACTCACGGGCGAACTCACTTCCCGCAAAGTAGCACCTTCGGCCAACAATACATACTCTAGTGGAGGGTCTAACTATAGGTGGAGCAATGTGTTTTCTGTTGGGGGTGATTTTAGTGGTCATATTAACATAGCTAACGACTATGGCGTTGTTTGGGGTGGTGGGACTGCTCGTCCATACATCATCGGCAACAAAACTAACGGTACTATTGTGTTCGGTGAGGGCGGTTCGGAACATTTTAGAATGGATACCGATGGTGCGCTTCTCATTAACACCACCAGTAAAGGCACAGCAACAGGGAAATTTTTTGTCGGTTCGCCGCTATCCACAGGCTCAAGCGCAATAGCCCAAATGAATGGGCTTGTGAGGGCAAGCTACATTATTACCCATGCATCTGGTACGGGAGCGTCTGACCATTCTGGAGTGCAGCCTCACGCTAACAACACGGGCAATGTTGGTAACACAGGCAAAAGATATTATGGTGGTTATTTTAATGTTGGGAGTTTTAGTAATAGCCTTTTAGTCAACGCAACTACTGACGGCGGGTTTGGTAAACTGGTCAACCAACAAGCTAGTGACACAAATGCTAACGGTATCTCTACTGTCTCAGCAGGAGGAAATAGTTTTCGTTTGTGGGTAGACAGTAGCGGCAACAGAAAAATAAATTCTGGCGGCACAGAGGTTATTTCGTTTACGGCCTCGGCTATTAATTTGTTGCAGCCAACCACTTTTAGCGGCGAAGCAACATTTGAAGACCAAGATACTCGGTGGACATATTCTGGCTCAGTTAAACTCCGTTCAGATAATCAGTTTAATTTTTTAAGAAATTCTGACGGAGGCGCACAGCAAGCTAGGTTCAAAGGCATACAAGTAAGCGACACATATAACGGCACACCGCCAACCAACGGGATACTGTTCGGAACTGACACTCAGCTTTACCGCTCTGCTGCTAATACATTGTCGCTAGGAAGTGATGATAGCTTAAAGCTAAGCGACAGTTCAAAAATTAAACTAGGAGATAGCGACGATCTGCAAATTTACCATGATGGTTCTGACAACCATAGCTACATTAAAGAATCTGGTTCTGGGCATTTATATATACAAGCAACAAATCTCCGACTGCAAAGTGCTGCTGGCGGGAACATACTAGAAGGGGTCGCTGGAGGGGTAGTTCGCCTATATCATAATGACGTTAAAAAACTGGAGACCACCTCCACAGGGGTATCGGTCACGGGCAACCTAGACCTTGGCGGGAATTTAATTGTTGGTGAGGGTGGCAATAATAGGTCAATACGAGTTCGCCACATTGACGGCAAAGATTATGACTCAGACGATGTTTCTGGACTGTTCCTTAACAACTCAAACCAGCAAGGAGTTTATGTAGGCAACCCCTCCAACAATGCAAATTTCTATGTCAGGGGTGCTGCGGATGTAACGGGCAAACTGACATTACCGCTTGAGGAGGCAAACGATTATAAAATTAGATTTACAGCCGCCAGCGGATCGGGCCATGCTGGAATATCTACAGTAGATCAGAGTGGGGCTGGACTATATATCGGCGCAAACTCTTATGCCAACGCCAGCGGAACACCAGTAGCAGGGCGAGGCGACTACCCTTCATCGGGTATATATTTTGATGGTTGGTCGCAAGATCGGATGAGGTTCTACATAGGTGCATCTGGGAACCCTACCGAAAAGATGACGTTGGATTCATCTGGAAACCTGACAGGCACAGGAACTCTAGGAACAAGCGCAAGCAGATGGTCTACTATCTATGGCAACAAAATTTTAGTTAATGGTGCAGACGATAACGGAGGCACAGCAGATTTCTCAGTAGAGACAGGTGGCGGCACTCCGCAGATAAGTTTAAGGTCAAACGGTCAGGTGCAGATCGGGAACACCGACATGAACTGGAACTCCAAAATTGTTTATGATGGAGCAACCAGATTTAACAGTTGGGATAATGACATTGTTATTGGAGCGGGGTACAACAGCAATTCTAACAGTAGAGACTTGTCTTTGTATGCGGCTACATCAAGCAACACACCATCAGAATATTTACGTTGCGATGGATCGGCTGGCACTATTGTTTTAAGTAAACCGTTGACTGGGACAGTAATGTCGGTAACGTCAACAGGAACAGAAGCCGCCCCGACGATGGCATTGGGTTATGGCTATAGCTCGGCTTATCGGTTGTCGTTTTATACGGACACAGAGGCGGGCTACATAAGTAACAAGCACGGCAACAATGGCATACGCTTTAGGCATCGGCAAAACACGGTCATGCAAGTTGGTTACGGAACCAATACCAGCACTCCGTATGTGGGGATTGGAACGGTTGCCCCCAGAGCAAAGCTTCATGTCCACTCAGGCGGGACAGTACCTACTATAAGTTCTACATACGGAATAGTAGTTAGCAAATCCTCCAACTCAGGCATCTCAATATTGGCTGGTGCGAACAGCAACGCTTATCTGGTGTTTGGCGACCCAGATCAGTACGACAACGGCAGAATATCCTATCTGAATGCGTCAAAGGGCATGGCGTTTTCAACATCTGGTACAGAACAAGTTAGGATTCTGAACAATGGCAACGTAGGCATCAACACGGTCAGTCCGAGCGGCAAGTTTCATGTGTTCAGCGGGGAGGCTGGCAGTACCACCACCAATTCATCGCATGACGATCTGATTGTGGAGGGGTCGGGCAATACGGGCATTCAGCTATTCACGCCGAGCAACAATTATCAGTACATCGCGTTCGGTAGTCCCAGCGGGGCGAACCGTGGTTACATCCGCTACGGCCACAACACGGACGAGATGGTGCTGCGAGCGGCGTCCAACGACATCGTAAAGATAAAAAACACAGGACTCGGCATAGGAGTAACCCCAGCAGCTACCCTACACGCTCAAGCCTCTTCTCCAGAATTTAGACTTTCTACTACTAGTTCTGCTGTTGTGCGTCTGCGAACGAGTGGCGACAACTATATAAATACGGGCCAGAATTTGGGATTAGGGACGGCAAGTCCGAGCTACAAAGTTCATATAGTTGACAACTCAAACGCCACTACTGGGTTAAAAATAGATAATACAAATACTGGGACATCAGCGAGAAATGGTGTTGTGCTGTTAAATGATTCTGGCAGCAAGGCAGCAATGTATTTGCCCAGTACAAATTATACGGGGGTTAGCGGTTGGGCCAACCACCTTGTGTTCAGTACCGATTCCAATATATCGGGTGGAATTTTAATGCGGCCTGCTACTGGTGGATTACAGGTCAGCACAAGCGGTGTTAACAATAACGATTTTGTGGTTACAGCGGCGGGACGGTGCGGCATCGGGACATCCGCGCCATACGCACCCCTACAAGTTTATAATAGCGCAGATCAAGCGGTAGTTTTAAGCGGAGCGACTAACCCGTATATTCGCTGGCAAAGTGGAAGCAGCAATAAGGCATACGTTCAATGGCATAATAGTAATACAGCTTTACGTTTTAGGAACGAGGTAGCAGACATATTTGAGTTCATGCCAGACGGGTCAACTGGTTCTGTTGCGTTGCGGATGAGGGGTAGCGATAATGACAGATGGGGTGAATTTTACGCAAATGAAGGTACATCGGCGGCCCATGAAATTGGTATTATTGATGGTGACGGGCATTGGGCTATACGTCATGTAAAAGACACAAAAACCGAATGGCGTATAAACGATGACACAAAGATGACGCTGACCTCCACGGGCTTGAGTACAGTACATTCGCTTAAATTGATAGCGGGTTCTACCTCAACTAGTGGTGGCTCATGGTTGGAGAAGAATTATACCACAGACAGTAATGGCGCACATAAAATAAACGTACTGTCATCGCATTACTCTAGCGGCAACACTATTATAGGTTACGGGGTGGCTGGGAAAAGTGGCAGTAACGGCTATGTTGCTACCTACGGAAATTTTTCTGGAGGAAAGGCAGCCTTAGAAGTAGCCAACAACGCATTCTATTTTAAAGTCGCTGACTCAGCGGCACAACATAGCATTGGCGATGACGTTACTTTAAACACCAGATTGGCCGTTGATAAAAATGCTTTAACATACACTTCGTCCGATGGGAGTGGGTTAATTGTCAATCGGACATCGGCTACCGCTAAACTCCAATTATTCCCATCGTACTCCAATGTCCCTACTATCATGGGTAAAGGTGCGGGAGGACTACATCTCAGTTATAATTCAAGTTCATCTGGCATTCGGATTGATACAAGCAACAATGTTGGCATCGGGACGGCAAGTCCCAGCGGAAAGCTCCACGTTAAGTCAGCTTCAACAGACAGTTGGGCTGTTTTAGCCACAGCATCGGACGGTTCCAATCTGGGCGGCATATATGAGGCTGGTGACGGGGCTGGTGTGTTAGTCGCTAAAGATGCTGGCGGCACTAACAAGGTGTACCTAGACGGGCAGGGTAGCAGTTATATAAACGGGGGTAATTTGGGCATCGGCACGGTAAGTCCGAGCGCAAAGCTACACGTTAAAGGTGATGTTAGGGTTGAGAGCAATGGTTCTGATGCAGATGGAGCATTGATAAATTTACGCCATGCTAACAATAATACTACTGATGTTGTCTCAACATTGATGTTTTCAAATAATGCGGGGTCAGTTGCAAAAATCGTAGGCGAAACAGTTGGGGGAAATACAAATGGAGTTATAAGTTTTCACACCGATAACGCTGGCACTAGTGCAGAGAGATTAAAAATCGCATCAGACGGCGATGTAGATATTTTAAACAGACTCGGAGTAGGCGGCGCACATAGCGGCAGCTACGGTCTGTATGTTCATGGATCATCTTATTTTGCTGGAGCAGCAGAATTTGACGGGGGCATAAAAGACAAAGACGGGCAACTAGGTTCAAGTGGGCAAGTCCTAAAAAGCACGGGGTCAGATGTGGATTGGGACACGTTTGATTGGGAGGATTTACCTAACATCTCAACATTAGACGCTTTACCATAATGGGATTACAGAGTTCAGATATATTGCTGGTTGAAAGAGGCGGGACACTCTACAGAGAAACCTTTGGCAACAGGGCTAACATAGACTCTACTGATCTGCTTCTAGTTGAAGCCAATTCTACCGCAGGGGGCAGGGTAGTTGGGAAAAAATATAAATGCACATACGCAAACTGGAGTAATGCAAACAGCACAGATTTAATTTTAGTTGAAGCTAACTCAACCACAGGTGGAAGGGTTGTCGGTCAGTTATACAGGGAAACCAAAGCTAACTGGGATGCAGCTACAACAACTAACCAAGATATTTACACAAGCAACTACTCGCCAGACATAGTGGTGAACTACACAAGTGCCACAGCCGATAGTACCGCAAACTTCAACGTCCTTTCATTGCAAGTAGCAGTAACAGGAAGCGGATCAAGCGACACAGGCAGACTTTACATAGGCCAAAAGAATACTGCTCCTACTAGCTGGCAGGGTGACTTTTGTATTGCTGCTGTTCAGATTCTTCAGAGCAACGGAACATCATTTAGGAGTGGGTCAGGCTATACTCAGGGATACGATTGGAACTTTGGCAATGGAAACAACACTTATGGATATGGAGACTGGGGGACTACACAGGCAGAAATAACAAACGAGAGTTCTAATCCTTGGACTTACGCCTACCACGATATAGGTTCTAGTAGTTCAACTCGTAGGTGGGCAGCGGTATCTGGCACATCGTCAAGCTATGTAGGTGCAGATGGTGGTGTATGGTCGCCCTCTGGTTACTCTGGCGGGGGTGGTTCTATACTTCCAGAAGGGACAGCCAATATAGCTCAGTCCAGTTCTACCACTCTATATCTGTTTGCCGAATGTAGTGGAACTGACACAGGAGATTTCTTCTGGCTGGAAAGTCCTGAGATCACAGTTCACAACGGAGACATTATTAGGTTATGTTACGGTGGAACGAACGGGCAAAGCTCAACTACGGGCTTGCAAGCATCAGACACACTCAGATTTAGATTTGGATAATGGCTTTACGAAACACATACACCTCAGAGGACGGGACAACGCTGACTGCCTACTACAGAATTAGGGAGGTTCATACTCAGTACGAGAAGGATCGCGGGGATGATGCTGACAACGCCATTCACTTCAACGTGGAGGCATACAACGATTCTACGAACGAGCGTTTGTTTGAGCCAGTAGCCACACGCGAGGCGAACGAGATAAAGTGGCACAGCCTAGATGCGGCAGACCAAGCTGTAGAGGTGCTAATAGACAAGGCGTATGCACAATTAAAAACACTAGCTCACTTTAGCGAAGCGGAGGATTGTTAATGGAAACGAATTTAGTAAATCAACTGAGTGACCCAGCGGTATTGGAGAACGCAGGGAAAGCGATACTTTCAGACTGGGTATGGCTATTTGTGGCTGGCGTAGCGGTGCTGTTGTT